CAGCAAGAAAATAACTAGGTTCAAATATTCTAAATACTATAAGAGTTTCTACAATAAAAAAAGCCAGTATGATAGCAATCGATATACCTAAACATATTTTTGTAGCTTGATTCATAGTTATAAATATAAAAAAAGAGCGCTAATGCGCCCTTAATTTATAATACAAAATAATGTATTTACTTTTTTAATATTTTAAATAACCACGATTTTACAATATCCCAATTACGTGTAGCAAATACACCAAAAGCTATTCCAGCATAAACTTTATATCCAAAAGACCAAAGTAATAGACCTACAATTAAGCCTAATATACCTTCAATTCCATTACCTTCTAACCATGCTTTAATTGCATTGATTGTTTTTTTCAGTAGACTAATTTTTTCAATTATTTCTTCTTTAACTACTTTTTTCTTACGTCCCATAATTATTTGTTATTTAATATGTTATAAATATTATTTAAATTTATTTTCGTTATTGTTATTTAAATAATTAATAACTAAAGCTGCTCTATTAAATTCTTTAAAATTATATACAGCATGATAAGTTTTAGTTTCTGGATTATTTGAAGGGACAAAAGCTATTACTCTATTAGGTTTCCATTCTACTTCACTAAAATTATTTTCTTGAGGAGTTAAAATTTCAGTTCCCGAAGGGCCTTCAAAAGGATAAATGTATAAAACTAAAGAAAACACTTTACTCCAAATATCAGGATGAGGTCCTTGATTATGTCCAGGTTCTCTAAATTGGAGATGATACATAGCCCGATCAGTTTCTAATAATTCTTTATTAGGAGTATTTAAAATATTAAAAGAAAGATCTTTAAAAATTTTTACTGATGCGTCTATTTTTTCTTTAAGATTTTGATTATTTTCAAAATATGATGTAAATTGTTTAGTAACAGGTATATCAACTCCTAATACTTTACAATATTCAACTAGTTCATTAAATGTTTCCTGTGGGAGAAAGTTATCTACTATAGCATAACTCCATGGTTCAGTATAATACTTAATTTCCATTATCCGTCACAGGCGAGACAATCATCAGTTGTTCTAGAACCTAAATCACCTTTAATTACAGAATCAGTTCTTAAATAATATAATGTTTTAATACCTAACTTCCATGCTTCCATATGTACTTGGTTAATCCACCTAGGAGAATCTTTAGGATCAAAAGCAACATTTAAAGATTGAGTTTGATCAATATATCTTTGACGAATAGCAGCTTGTTGAACTAATGCAAGTTGATTAATTTCTGGAAAAGTTAAAAATATTTCTTTTTCTTCTTCTGTTAAAACATCAGATGATAAATTTTGAACTGAACCATTATCAGATAATATCTTTTCCCAATGTTTATTCTGATTTTTACCTTTAGATATTAAAAGTTGTTCTAGCTCAGGATTTCGAACTATAAAAGTTCCTTTTGCTCCATTAAATACATAAACATTCGCTGGGTGGGGTTCAATTCCTGCTGAACAAGTATTAATTCTGGAATTAGATACTGTAGGAGCAATTGCCATTACGTGGGTATTTCTCATACCTGTGCCTCTACACCAAAGAGGTTCACCGTATTCAATTGCTAATTGACGAGAAGCTGCTTCTGATTTAGTTCTAATATCACTAAAAATAGTATGTGTCCAGGCTGTTGAAGCTATTGAATTAAATGGCAGTTGTTTTTGTTGTAAAAAAGTATGCCATCCCATTACACCTAAACCTAATGCTCTACCTTTTTTAGCATGTCTATGAGAACGAACCATTGAATCTTTTCCATTAGTTTTTTGGATAAATTCTTCCATTATGCCATCTAAAAAATAAGTAGCAATCTCAACAACATCTGTATCTTTCCATTCATCATATTTAGCTAAATTTAATGAAGATAGACAACAAATAAATGAATGTTCTTCATCTGTATGGAGTGTAATCTCAGAGCAAATATTAGTCATACTAACATCTAAATTATTCATCCTGTATGCTAGTGGGTTATCCTTATTAACATTATCACTAAACATTATATAAGGTTCTCCTGTTTCTACACGTGATTTAAGTATTTCAAGCCATAAAGACATAGCTTCACTATCTCTATCCTGTAAACGCTTCATAAAAGCATCATCAACCATTACAGCTTGATGTAGATTTAAACATTGCCTATTAGGATCACCTTTAGGACGACGAATTTGTAAAAATTCATTAATGTCTGCGTGATTAATATCTAGGTTAACACTAGCAGCTCCACGTCTTACACTACCTTGATTAGTAGCAATAATTGTAGAATCATAAATTTTAGCCCAAGGTACTACACCTTCACTTCTTCCATTTCCTGTAATGCTTTCTCCTCGTCCTCTAATTCGGCTAAGGGAAATTCCCACGCCTCCCCCGTAACTAGTAAGTCGCATAAGCTCTGCATTAGTAAGCCCAATACCACGTACCGAATCCGGAGTATCAATACCAAAACAACTAATAGGCAAACCCCTATCAGTACCGGTATTGCTGAGAACAGGGCTAGCGAGACCAATCCATCCATTCCAAATATATTTAAAAAATTTACTTTCTAAATCAGGGCGATTTAAACGCATCGCTACAGCGTGTGCTACTCTACGGTATGCCTTTTTAGGAGTTTCCCCAGGCATTAAATAGCCTTTTGATATAGTAGATAAAGCTACTTCATCCATGTATTCAGGAAAATCTTTACCGCGTTCCCAATTCGTATAATCTGCTATTAAGTTATTACCCATTTTAAAAAATTGATTCGTCCCAATTCATATTACCTTTACTATAGTTTGTTACTCGATTTGCAAAGAAATCTGTATGTTGTTTTCCTGCCGATAAGGCATCAAACCATTTCATCCTTTCTACAGCTGTAAGATCAATGTTACCAATAATACCTTTATAACCTAAATCTCCTAATTTAGTGTTAATTCTATTTTTTATAAAGTTTTCTAAATCATATTGAGAACAACCTTCTAAATCTCCTAACTCATAACATTTTTTAATAAAATCTAATTCAAGTTGAAGTGATAGTAAAGCAGCTTCATTAATAGCAGCTTCTAATTCTGGGGTTTTTAATTCTGGGTTTTCAGCTATTAAGGTTCTAAATAACCAACAGCCAGCTTCTGAATGAAGTGATTCATCCCTAATACTCCATTCTACAATTTGACCTACTCCTTTTAGTTT